TGCATCACTCCAGTAAGGCACAGAGGTTGCTTTGAGAGAGTATTTTCCCAGTTCATTCTTATAACATACCTCATTCTTTTCATTAAATTCTTGAAACATTGATGTACAATCAAATACCAGCAGCGGCACATTACATGAGAGAGCTTCTTCTAATGCAAACCCCTGAGACTCGTGGCGACCAATCCAGATGCCAAATTTAGAAGAGTGCAGTGTCTGTATGTAGTCTTCTTCTTTATAATTCCCATAGACAATAAGATTATACGTTAGTTTTTTCTCATTTAGCGCATTTATTACATGCTTCAATTCATCCGTGTGCCTTGATTTAAAATAAATAAAACAATCATATGCCTTATGAGAATCAACTGGTTTGAAGAGTTCTGTATCAACAGCAAAAGGCAGTGACTTTGTCGCCAGTGATAAACCTCCAAATTCATTTTGTACATCAATTACCCAGTCAGATAACAAATTATAAAAACAATTTGAAGGAAATTGTCCAGAGTTCTTTGACCATACACCATTCACAAAGACAAAATTCTGCGGTCCATACATTATTGTCTTTGAATTAGGAAATCGCTCAGGCTCAATATATTCGGTTGGTATAAAAACTAAATCCCAATCTTTCACAAAATCAGAAAATGTTCTTGAAATCATACACTCTATATTCCTTGCTTTACACATAAGAATAAATCCTAATCTATTCTTATGATGTACATATGTATCTACATATAGAAATTTCATTATACTCTTTTTATATTTGTTCTTCTTAAGATGCCCAAAGCATACCCCAAATTTCCTTACGATTTATATTACATGATACTTTCATTAGATCATACATTTTTATATAATCACACCAGTCAATATCATTTACCACATAATCATATTTATCTTCCATTTGTATATGAAAGTGAGTATAGTTCTGGTTGCGAAGGTATTCTAAACTAAGAAGTATTTCTTCCTTCTTTTCCTCCGCCCACTCAAAACAGAGAAGCTTTACCTTTTTGGTTAAACTTTGTAATACGTTATACTCATATCCTTCTACATCTATTTTTAATAATGTCGGTTCGCCATACATCTCTATAAGACTATCCAACGATACTGTTCTTATACCTTCAACAGGTCTCCACGTATAGTTATTTGAAAATCGGCTTTGTGTAATCCATTCTGTATCAGAAGTTGAGATGGTATCAGCATTTGATATATAAAATGTTTCACTTTCTTTGTTTGAAGCAATCGCCTCTACTATATGAATTGCTGTATTTGTTTTGTATTTTTGGCGTAGCTTTTCTGCAAGTAGAGGATTTGCTTCAACAAGAATACATTTATCAAACTTATTTAAATTTATATCTGTATACTTTCCCTCGTTGGCTCCCACGTCATACAAAATTCTTTGCTGCATATTATATATACTTATACTTCTACTTTAAATACGCATATAGAGAGCATCACCCCAACCATCTTCAATGCCATTGCCGTTTTTATATATAGAAACCGCAACTCTTACAAACCCCTTTGTCAAAAGAAAATCATCCATTTCATTTAATCGTGCACAGTTCTTATATACCTCATCTGTATTTACTTCAAGATATAACGCATCAGCATACTTGAGTAAATCACCAGCGCCCTTTAATGCGAGAAGTTCAGCACCCTGAATATCAAAATTCCAGAAATTCAGATTTGTAAAATCAATAGACTCCCTCTCCTTCAGCTTCTCAATTGTAGTTGTTCTCTGAACTCTGCGCTCTGAAACAACAATATGAGGATACATTGTCGCGTGTGTACCTAGCTCTAAAATACTACTACTCTGCCCATTATTTGTTATGTTGAATGTAACATCATGCTCTACCTCGTCGATTAACGCATAATGTATTTGAGGAACACCTTTCGATTTCATTTTCGCTACTAAATCTACGTTACCATCTACCCATATAATATCTGAATCTAAAATTCCTTTAGCATTATATGCCTCCCTTTCTTCACATTCATGAGCTCCTACATGAAAGACACCACGAGGTGTTTTATTATTCTGTTTCAAATAATCATATACCGTATTAAAATCAATTAACATTACTCTTAATACACATTGAATTGTATTTAAGTTACTAAAGTGAAATCCAATTCTCTGGAAAAAGAACCTCTATTTTCTGTGCGATCCATTTTGTGGGGTAAACTACATAAGGAGTATCTGAAAGAATTGCCGCCCACCACGAAAATGTACTGTTCGCAAGTATAGCACCGCCTGTACATGAAACCATAATAGCTAATGACTTCACCTCGTCCTTTTCTTCTACGAATTCTACACCTGGTAATTGTAGCCACGATTGCGATTTACACCAGGCGATATCATCTGAAAAGACAAATAATGATAGCGGAGGACCTACATTTTTACGCAGATCACATAATTTCGCATATGCTTTTGTATAATATTCTTCTCCTTGTAAATAATGAAAATCTGACTTTTCCACATAATCGCCTCTTCTCACATGTAAAAATGCATGATTCGGGTTTTGGTTCTGAATTTTAAGGGCTTGAATAAGTTGTGTCCTTATATCTGGTAGAATAGGCTGAAGGACAGGGTAGAACTGAAAATATCCTCTTAAAATACACGGCAACTGTATTTGACTCGGATCCCATTCTTCAAATCCATTTGATTGTGAATACACAGTGATACCCATTGACATGAACAAATAGTCTGGATGAGGAGGAAGTTCTATTTCTTCTCCATTAGTAAACAATTCTTTTGCATAGTTATGTCCATTTGTATTATGGGCATTACAAGTTTCTTTATTGAGGAGTAATTTACATGACTTATTCTTTGTAACTGCTTTTGCTGCGGCATATTGGAAAAGTTGATTTCCAAGACCTCCGAATAAATGTACACACACAAATGGTTCCATTAAATCTAATATAATTATTTTTTTAGATCCAGTTTAAAGTACCCTTAGTATACTAGACTAAATGGAACGAAAAATATGTATTTGGTGTAAATCGTCTTCCTTGAGTTCTTTATTTAATGAAGATAAGATTACACCTGTTGCATCTTACAATCTTTCTGAAAAGGAAGAATATTCATCGGTAAAATTTAATATTCAACGCTGTAATGATTGTAATACGTACCAAGTAAAATACTTAGCTAATCCTGATTTACTATACAAAAAAAGCCATGCCTTATGTTATAGTAATTCGCTTCATATACAGAATAAGGCATTTAGAGACTTTATTTTTCAAAATACTACATTAAAGGATGTCGTTGAAGTTGGGGCTGGAAATGGATTTCTAGCTGATCTACTTCTTGAAACAAATCGCCTAAATACATATACAATTATTGACCCTACTTATTTTGGAAATACTACATCAAGGAGGATTATTGATTCTTTTTTTGAAACAGTAGACAGTAAACTTATAAATCAAGATACTCTTGTTATGTCGCATGTGTTTGAACATTTTTATACTCCACATGATATAATGAATAAAATTAAAGATCTAAAAACAATACGTAATGTCTATATAAACTTTCCAAATCTGGAAAGTTTCTTGGCAATCCTACACATGAATGTATTGAATCTAGAACATAGTTTTTTTGTTGAAAATGACTTTATTATATCTGTTTTTAGTAATTATGGTTTTAAACTTGTAAACTATTATAAATATGATAGCCATGCAGTGTTCTTTCATTTTGAGAGGAACGATGAGATTGTTCCACTTTCTTTAATACACAACAACTGCGACACACTCGTTACTAATTTTTTTAATCGTATAGAAAAATCAATTAAACAAATAAATGAGAGACTCTCTACAAAAGGAAATACTCCTGTCTATGTTTGGCCTAGCTCACATCAAACGCAATATTTGTTTATTAATGGATTAGACTACAATAAAGTAGATGGTTTACTTGATAATCATCCATCAAAATTCAATTCTTATTTGTACGGTTATAATATAGTATGTACTTCTTTTAAGGAATTAATGTCATCTAGTATGCCTGCTCTTATTATATTAAATGGTGGGTGTTACAATCAAGAAATCCTTAAAGAATATAAATCGAACTCGTCTAATAAAGAATTTTTAATTGTATAAGAATAATAAATGAAAGTTGCCATTTTTTTTTCAGGAAGAATTAAGGGCTACGAGAATTGTCTACAGCATTTATTGATGTATAAAGAAAATTATGACACAACCTATTTCTGTTCACTTAATCAAAAAGAGAATGATGTCTATAGTGAGGGGTTTTTTTCAGCGCTCGATATAAAAGAGAATCAGAGAAATATTGAAGAAACAGTTTATCCGCCATGGATTGAACATTTTGACCATTCGCAAATGAGAATACATGAAGTTGCAAATATGAATCGCAACCGATTTAATACATATTCTATGTTTTATCATCATCATAAAGCATTTGTAAAAATCCACGAGTATCAGCAAAAACATAATATACAGTTCGACCTTATTGTACAATATAGAGCTGACCTAACATCTAAGACATTTATTCACTTGGAAGTTCCTTTAAAAGACCACGTATATACATGGGATAATTGTCACACAAATCCAGATGCTTTTTGTAAAATAGGTAATGGCATGATGTACGGTAATTGTGAATCAATGATGAAATTTACAAGTGCTATACATTATATGGAAGATATGTGTAGAAAAGGTGTTATCTTTCATCCTGAGTATATGCACTGGGTTTGGATAAACAGTGTAGGATTAAAAATACGCCTATTTGATTTTGATCATTCATATGATTCTTCAAGACATGATCCTATCTAAATAAAATAATAAATGTTATTTATATGACAACAGGTATTGCGATTCCAGTTCCTCAGAGATATGAGCAAATGGCTCTGAGGAACGTTTATGTTCTTAGAACACAACATCAATATCATGAACCCATTGAAATCTGGGAGGTCGGTGAAGAACTTTCTAGCGAAGCGCGAAACGCCTTCGCATCCATACCCAATGTAACACTCAAGAATACACTGACGTATGATGATCGAATTGATCACTGGCGTGGATACCAAGTAAAAGGTCTTGTTACAAAACATAGCTCATTTGATGATTATATTTTCTGCGACGCTGATGTAACGCTTCTTCAAAACCCCTCTCTTATACAGAATTCATTTGATTATAAAATTACAGGATCCTTCATGTTTCGCGATTTTCCTTTTTGGCAGTTTCATGATCTTAAGGAGACATCTGAGGAAAAATGGCAAGATCTTCGCTACTATAGGGGGCGCCAAGCCTTTATCAAGAAACTTCTTCCTAAGAAAAGTCCATTCTTTTTCAAAGAGTGGGAGTATCTGTACGAAGACGAGTATCCCAAGGAACCTGTACAAGAATCATCTGCAGAAACAGGTCTAGTTTATATTGATAAGAAACGGCACGGAGATGTTGTTCAGACATTTTATGATCTGAATAACAACTGGAAAGAGACATATGAATATACTCATGGAGACACAGCTGCCTTTTGGCTGGCGTTTGTTATGAACAATAAACCGTTCGCAATTAATAAAGAGTTTCCTCTTTTTCACAATGGGAATGCTCTACAACCCTATGAGGGTAAACACTTCTATGTACAGAAGCTACCCATTTAGACCTTCGTAACAAGAGCCCACTTTGTAAGAGATAACTCATACTCCGCACCACCCGTTCTATCAATTGACTGACGCATAGCCTTTGCCCCCGCAAAGGTACCCTGTGGATGTCCATGGATCGCCCCACCGCAATTAGCCATCCAATCAATACCAATCTCAGTGCGAATCGCTTCTACAAGACCAGGGTGCATCCCGCAACTGAGGGCGGGCATTACACGATACTTATGTAAAACCTTCAACACCTCAAGCATCTCATCCTTGCCATTGTCTGAATATCCGCCGATCATTCCCGCATGGATGAAATCAACACCGCAGAGACCCGCAAGCTTACAAATCACAGTCCACTCAATATGAAAGGGATTACGCTTATCCGTGAGAATCGAAATGCCGCTCTTTTGATAATGTATAAAAAGAGGAAGATCTAGCTCTCTCAAACGCTTGTAAATGCCGAGACCAGACCAGAAGTTCACGTGAATGCCATTTCCACCCTGAGCAGCGATATACTTAGCCCTCTCCAGAACGACATCGGCATCGCCGTTGATGCAAAAGCAATACACAACATTCTTCCCCTTCAGGTAGTTGCAAATCAGGGGGACGCGCTCCTCTAAGGGACAGCTAGAAGGGTTTGCCATGATTTCATCCTCCTTGATAAAATTTACTCCACCCTCTACCATCTGCTTTACCACTTCTAAGAGTGTGGCTGAATTGAGACCAACTTTCGGCTTTACGATACCACCTAGAAGGGGCTTATCCGCTGCACCAGTGAACTTGCGGATTCCCTCAATGCCATACTTAGGTCCCAAGAAATACTTCTTCTCAACTTCCTCAGGTAGCTCAAGATCAACTAGATGACAATCGCGAATCGTGTCAATATCAAGCTGACCTCCCATTGTCTGGCAGAGAAGCTGACTGATACCATCCCCTACAAAATCAATATTTACACAGGGGAAAGCAATGGTAACCTCGCCCTCCTTGACTGTTTTCATCCAGTTGGTATCACCTTCAATGCGGCAACCAGCCTTCTCCCACAGTTCTGGTGTCTCCCAACCATTTCTTACCTTGGGATTACCAACACTCTGCCCAATAGCTACATTCTCGGCGGCATCAAAAAGAGAAACAGTCGACCGGAGAAAATAACGAACTTTGAAAAACATTCTACACTATTTAGTTTATTTACTTTAGATAATATTTACGCAATGATTGACTTAGCTTGATCATACCACTTATACATATCGTTGCCCTTATAGCTTTTGTAATTCTCAAACAGAGTAAAGAGTTGTGACTCCTTCTCTCTATTCGTAACTTTGAGATCGCGGAAAACAGGCATGAGGGCACATAGTTCTCCCTCTAAGAGCTCCATAATATATTCTGGCTCTGAGCTATCATTGTAGAGTTCATTTTTAAAGAGATTTGCCTCACCCCTTGTTCGTCGCCGATAATCTACATGATAATTATTCAAAATTATCTCGTATTGCTTTGTAAAATATCGTTTCACGTAGTTATCGATCCTTGGATCTGTGCCAATATAACGTTTCAGTTCGTCTGATGTATAGAGAGTTAGATTACAGAAGTTTTCTCTAGTATCATAGAATGGCTTATAATTTGACAGTTTCGTTGAACATGAACTGTTTGTCCCATATGTGATATCAAAGAGAATGAGATTCTTGAATTTCTTCTTAGTTGGCGACTTATTAAATGCGGTCTTGAACACTTGATCGAGGTCTCGTCCTGTAAATTCTTGTACTACAAGTTTTGAATCTTGTGCAATACAATACGTTGCTAGCTCCTCCAGGAACCAATCGTCTGATTGTTCCTCAGAGGTATGCCGATCCGTGTGGGTGAATGCCTTTCCACAAATGGTAATTGACATACGATCATTTGACCATGAGCTTGTCTCTGAATTATGAAGCAAACTTAGATTAGTGCTGTCAAAATAGGACTTTATAAATTCCATCCTGTCGCTCTGATACTCAAATGCTGGGTCAAAATGTAGAATATGCACAGGCAGTTCAGTGGTTTCTAGAACATCGCGCACGAAAACAGGAAGAATTTGATTCCAATCATCCGTGTATTCTGCGAGAGTGTGTGCATGCGGGCATGATCCAATACCAACATATGTAAATGATGGTACTGTATCTCTATTCTTGATTTGCTGTAAGAGCTCTTTAAAATGACTCATTTTTGGTAGAGGTTATTTAACCCAAACTAGTTTCAATTTTTTTATCCTTGGTCTAAACGATTATTTGAAGAAAAGAAAGATACAATGCCAATGAATATCGTAATTCCGATGGCTGGAAAGTCGTCGCGCTTCTTTGATGCTGGTTTTACTGTACCTAAGTTTCTTCTTCCTTTGTCGCCTCTTGAGGGAAGCAAGACAATGATCGAGGGAGCCGTCGATAGTCTTCACATGGAGGGCAATCTTATTTTTATTGTACAAAGAGACCACTGTAAATACAATATTGATACTTTTCTTAAAGAGAAATATCCTTCCAGTACTGTTTTATATTTGGAGCGGTACACGGGTGGCTGTGTAGAATCTGTCTATGAGGCTGCTGCAGGCTATATCAACAATGATGATCCTCTCGTTATCTCTAATTGCGATCAGTATTTGGACTGGGATTCCTCTGAGTTCATGCGTGTATGCTCTCAAGATGGCGTTGATGGATGCGTTCTGACCTATTTTGCCGACACAGATAAGAACTCATATTGCAAGATTAACTCTGAAGGTCACTGCACAGAGTTCAAAGAAAAGGAAGTAATTAGTGAGCACTCACTTGTCGGTGTTCATTACTGGAAGCGCGGCTCAGACTTCGTTCTCTCTGCAAAGAACATGCTTGATAATAACGTGCGCGATGCAGGTGAATACTATGTAAGTACATCATATAATTATCTTGTTAATAAGGGTAAGAAAATTATAATCTGCGCTTTGCGAGAGGGTGAAGTTTATCACACTATCGGTGTTCCGCAGACCTATTATGACTTTCTACAAAAGAGAGATCCGATTCGTGTCTCTGAACTCAAGGACATGAAACGTGGTTGGTTTCTCGGTGATTTCTTACCTGCTGCTTATTCGTCGAAGGATGTTGAAGTCGGTATCTTAGAGCATAAGAAGGGTGAAGAATGGCTCGCTCATGTACATAAGAAAGGAGATGAGATTAATGTTCTTATTTCGGGATGGATGAAGATTAATAACACCGAAGTTATAACAGGGCAGATTTTTGTTATTCCTAAGGGTCATTTGACAAAGGCTGTCTTCTATGAAGATTGTAAGATTGTCTGTGTAAAGCTTCCTTCCGATACGAAAGATAAATATTGCTACTGATAAATGAAGGGTCTTGTACTCGTATGGGATTTGGACCAGACTCTTATCGGCTGGTCCAGTGATCAAAAATATACGCTCAATACAAAAGCACTTTCTGTTTTGAAAGAGGCATTCAAATCAAAGAATGACAGAAAAGTCAGTTCAATTATAGTTTTGACAAATAACTCAGATCCTTCTCTGCCAATTAATGAAATACAAGCTGAAATTGGATTCGATTTTGACCACATTGTAGCTAGAAATGATCCTCTTCGCAATAAAACAAATACTAATGTAAAAGATATTGCGACAGTCAGTCGTGTTTTAGGATACGATGTAGATCCTAACAAAGTCTGGCTCATGGATGATATGCGGCATAAAATGATAGATGAAGGTGCACATTGGATTCAGATTGCAAAACAAGAAAACAATCCGTTTGGCTCTGGCTTCTTTCAAGACCCCGATCAGACCGATTACTTTCCTTTACTAAACGCAATCGATACAAATGTGAAGAGAGGAGGTAGACGAAAGAGAAATAGACAAAATAGTCTAAAACGAAAAAAGAGGCGGCAAGCTATTTCTAGAAAAAGAGCGCGTAAAAATAAATGAATAGATTCATTTCACTTAGTAGATGTCAACTGGTTATATTTTTGTTTTATCTAACCCGTTGTATAGTGAGCACGTTTTAGTTGGAACGTCAATGAAAACGCCGACTGAGAGAGCTGCAGAACTCTATACTGAGGGTCTTCTCTATCCGTTCAAAGTTGTCTTTGCTAAATCCGTCATAAATATGGAGTCAAAACTTGTTTCTCTTCATAAACTTATGGGAAAGTTTGGTGAACGACCGAATAATGACAAGGATTTTTTTAAGATTGATCCTGAGGTGACTACTAATCTATTTGATTTAATTGATGGAGAAAAATGGACGGCTCCCATTGAAGAAGGATCATGGATTGGTACATATACTGCACTTATGGAGAAGGTTGGAATGATCATGAAGAATGAAAATCCTAAGGCAAATGAGTTCCAACTCAATATGTTAAAGATGAAAGTAGCAGCAGTGCTAAAAGCGCGGTATGGCGAATCGATTGAACCTACTCTAGAACTTGTTAGGGAAGCAATGGATGCTGCTAAACGTGAAGGTGGAGTTACAACTGTGCCGGTCTAAATATATGGCTAAGAAATATCTTAGCATGGAAAACGAGTGTAAGTATGTCAGTAGCCGTGGACTTTTTAAGTCGACGGATATTCACAATAAGGTTCCTGAAAGCAGTAATAGACTGCTTGATCTTGAAGAATTCAAAAAAACTGAGTGTGGATCTGTCCTCTATGTCTGTAATTCAGCAATTCGGACTTTTGTAATGGAAGTTCTTCCTTTTATTACCGATCGCTTTGTCTTAGTTAGTGGTGACTCAGACAATTATATGCCCTTTAGTATCTTATCACAGGATGAATTTAGTGCGTTTATTGCAGATAAGCGACTTCAACATTGGTTCTGTCAAAATCTCTTGATTACGCATCATAAAATGACTCATCTACCTATTGGTCTTGATTTTCATACGATTTCTAAGGTCGGTGAACAACATCCTTGGGGTATTGGTCGTCTACCTGTAGATCAAGAGAAAGAGCTTGAAGCCTCTATTGAAGAGTCGGCGTCTCCTGCGCTTCGCTATCCTCTTTGTTATTCTAATTTTCATCACGCTGTATGGGGCATTGGAGATCGCGGTGATCGTAAAGAGGTTGTTGCTTCTGTTCCGAGCGATATTGTTTATTATGATCCTGAGTATACAGCTCGTGTAACTGGCTGGAAACGTCAAAGTATGTTCGCGTTTGTTCTTTCACCTATGGGTGGTGGCTATGATTGCCATAGAACGTGGGAAGCCCTCTGTCTCGGTTGTATACCTATTGTAAAAAGTTCTGGGCTGGATCCTCTCTTTTATGATTTACCAGTTCTTATTGTAAAGAACTGGTCAGATGTTACTCGTGAATTACTTGATAGAACTGTAAAGTTGTTTAATGGTAAAATCTTTCATACAGATAAACTTAGATTGGATCATTGGACGTGGCTAATTCGACAGCAATCCCTAGCATGTAAATCATAGATTCAGTTCCTGAGGCAATGTAGATACAGCCGCCTTCTTAAATAAATACTCTTTGACTGGATATTCTGCCACACGGAATTCCCAGACCATCGGATGCCACTGATGACAGAAACCATTGACTTGTTTCCTAACCTTTTGTTCTTGAGGTATAGAATCTGCTAGGGCGCGATCTTCCCAGCCCCAACTAATATTGTGCTTCCATCCAGCTGTCTTCTTGTAGTTTCTAAGAGTTCCTGCAAAGTTTCCGAAAGATGTGTCGCGCCAGAACCCATTGAGATGCGAGGTATCCGCAAAGGCGAAAAAAACCGGGTAAAAGAACTTGTCATTTTCAAGCGCCCTGTAACATTCATCAAAGACATCACGTTCATGGAAAATGAGATCCGCGTCGCAAAAAAAGACAGAGTCCGCCTGGAATGTCTCCTCGGCGATTTTTGCCGCTGTCTTCAGACCGCCACCACGATCAAAAAACTTCCAATTTGTCTCTGTATGCACATGAAAAGGCATTACGTCGCCAATTATTTTCTCTAACATTTCTTGGACATTTACATCTGTGCTACCAAAATCCGTGACAACCAAGACCCAGTCATCGGTCGCCTTCTTCTGCTCTATAAGTGATCGAACCATCTTCGGAAACAAGGTAAGAATTATCTTGTCTTCGTTACGTTCAAAATTGTTCATCGGATAAGGAGACATGATGAGTTTATCTAAAAAAGGTTTGATATATTGATGCGAATCTTCTGGGTCGACTTCATTTCTACAACGATTTTTCAGAGAAATACAGAAAGCGAGGCGCATTGTCTAAATAGTTTGTCTTTTCTAGTTTAAGTTAAACAGTGGCTGTTGGCGCATTTGTGTTAGGAACAATTTCCACCTCGTTGTCGTCATCTGAAATAATCGTTGATCCGTCATCGACAGTTCTCTGTATAACTGCTGTGCGACGGGTCATCGACCAGTGCCAATCATTCTCCTTGATTTGCGGAACAACAATCCCCATCTGCTTTCCCCTCTTCTTTAGAGCCTCGTTACTAAAGATACGAAGATGCTCCAGCTCCTCTAGAATCGCAATAATCCTCTTACTGTTGCCTGGGATCTGTAATAGGTTAGAAATCTCGGTCATCTTCTCTGCTCCCACGTGACACAAAGTCTGAAGAACCATGCCGACTTCCCTGCGTCGTTCAAACTTCGTCTCCCCTTGTTCCAAATGCTGCGCCCACTTCTCCTGTGTTAAATTTCCCATGAGATACTGTACATCAAGATCACGATTTACATTCGCAACTCGCATGAAAGGGTACTGTCCTAGACGAACATCAGTCAGATCTGTAAGTGAGCGATGAATATAATAGATAAGATTAACATGATTTACTTGGAGCATATGAGCCCTTTGGTCGAGAGGTGCTGACTGCATATCACGCGAATACTTTGTAAGATTACGTGAGATGGCATAATACTCTGGAATGCCGCCGCATGGAATATCACCTACCTCTCGCGGCGCGGCGCCATTATTGTTACGCCTCTGCCAATCATAGAAATGTGGATTGTGGATCCGATGCGTAATGATCTGCCCAGTGTTCCATGAGAATGCCGTCTGACAACTCGTGCACCACATTTGATCGCAACCATCGATCTTGCTAATACGAATACCGCACTTGGGGCACGGCTTTGTCTCCTTCTGGATTAGGGCGGCAGTCGCCTTGGCTCCTGATTCGCATGTATGAGGAAGTTCCTTTGAATTCCCTATGAGCGCATGGCATTCGTGACAATAGAAGAGCTGGCATGTACCACACTTCCACTGCGTGCTTAAGAATCCGCGGCACGGTTCAGCTGTCGTCGTGCTAGAGCCAGGGCACTTCATGATAAACTGACGCGGTGCCATCTTGCTAGTTGATCGTCCCTCCAAGAAGGCGACTTGTTGATCATATACATCACGCTTTCTGCGTGTAAGATAACTATATTCCGAATAACGAGCATTAACTGGACGAAGAGGAATCATTCTTTGTTCATATTCCTCATCTGTAAGTAGCACAGTCAATAGACGCTCTAGACGAACCTTCTCTACATGCGCCTCATTAAACTTCTGTGTAATCTGATGAAGCTCTGCCCACGCCTTGTCCCTATTTACAGTCGCCTCTACGTAGATCTGCATAGACGGCAGAAGAGACTTCTCTCGGTCAACAAGAACCTTGCGCCGATGAAGCTTCAATGGTCCCTTTCTAAATGCCATTGTAAAGTGAAGATCCAAGAACTCGCGATTCCATTCACGCTTACAGGTGTAACAACTCGGCTCTGACAAACTGCTGAGCAAGAACTGCTGCGTACAGGAGCGGCAGGCAGCAGATGGACAAAAGGCGCAGGTTATCTTCTGCCTGACCGACGATGTGTATGGACTGATACAAATTGGGCACTTAGTAGTGTCTGTTTGTTCTGTGGTCATTTTAGTTAATGTATGCGAACATTTGCGTTTAGGTGCTATCAATTTTTACGGTATAGCGCTTTTATCTCAACGAGTTCTCTTGTCCCGTTGAGACGCGTAAGGACAAAATTTTTGATACGAAATGTAGAATACGAGAAAAGAGGTTCCCAATCTTCTCCTGTTAGTTCCATCTTCTTCCACTCATTTCTAGTTATATTGATATGTAAAAGAAAATCATCCATTGTTTTTATTAAATGCATATCTTTCATGGTTATGTAGAATTTACGTTTATTATGTATAACCTCAAGCGCAGTTTTATTTAGTGGATTAGAACAACATTGTCCCATTCTTCTTACCTATCTACCTTAGACTTTATATCTCTGTAAAAACACTTTTGTAAACAGCCCAATCACGTTCAAACTCTTCTTTTGTTATAGCAAAAGTTATACGACCATAATCTTTGCGATTATCAATATATTGTGGTATTTTTTGTTTACGAAGAGTATGACTGAAAATTACATATTCATATCGATAACTATTGTCATCATATGATACTTTATGTAAAATATTATTTGCTACAAAATATGTACAATGTACTACTGGAACTTCAATACATCCTTTTACTTTTCTTAATAGAATTTCAAAACACAATGTATCGTTTAATAGGTATCCGTTTTTATCAATAGATGAATGATAATTTGAATATGCGGTTTGTGTAGTAAGCATAGGCGCAATCACTCCTAACGAAGCAACTTCAACCATATCAGATAATGTTGATGGTAAAATAAAGTTATCTGCATCAATAACAAAATAGTGACAACTGTACTTTATAGCATATCGAATTGACTCTTGACGAATCTCTCCTAATATCTTAAATCGCTCTGAATTCCATTCATGGTTTTTATACTTCTTAAGACCTTCAGAAACAGATGCATTATTATAAAAGATAGATTTATATTTTTCTTCGTGCTGCTTTATAAATGCAGAAATCAGTTCTTCACTTCTGTCAGTATTATCATTGGTTCGAATATAAAGTCTTGTATTTATTTTGGGAAATGTCTGACTTAATAAACATTTAAAAAATGTTGGTAATACTGCTTCTTTATCTTTTACAAGAATAGCAATAACAACATCCAGCATATTATATTATATTATAAATAGTTTATATTTATTCTTCCTCTTTACGCACTGAAATTTTTACTTTAGAAGCTTTAAAGGTTGGCGGAGGTAGTTCTTTGACTTGAAGATCGCGGGTCATAGCTTCCAATGGTTTATCAGACATGAAATATGAAGGCATTTTCATAGACATCTCTTGAGATAAATGGCGTTTCTGAATAAGTTCACAAATAAAGAGACCTGCATTTTGTGCTAACATTGTCATAGAAGTCGTAGACTGGATTACGTAAGCAGCTCCCTCCTCTAAACTTTTTGCACCGTTTTCAGAGGGTGGTGTTCGTGTGACCCAGAGTCGGAACAGTCTACCGTGAAATTCAGGTTGTCGCGCTCTTATTCGTGCGCTGCAGTCCAAGAACTGACTTACTTCACGCTGATTTGTAACAATCTTCCACTTTTCCTGCATTAAAAATAAGTAGTGCTGATCAAAACTTTTCAGTTCAAAGTAATGATCCACACCATTAAGAGATTGTTCATTAAACTTATCACGTATCTGCTGCTCACCGAGAATTGTTACTGTAAATCCCTCTTTCTCAAAACACGGTTGAAGAAGTTTTAGCATAACCTCCATAACTTCTTCAAATATAAATCCACTTGCAGACATTTCTTCTGTATATGTTAGACCTTAATTACTTCAGTTAAGCGCTTCGTTAATAGCCAGGATCCCTCTACACTACAATTTTTTAGCCACCAGTCCCTACACGCAAGCGACATGGAAAGCCACTGCTCCTCCGTTGTTTCCTCTGTCTTTTGGTCAGCCTCGGCTGGATCCTGCACTCGTATGTAATGAATTCCCTCAATCGGTGGATTTGCATAATTGCTCATATCAACATCAGCTGCGACCACGGGCACTGTTCCTAAAGCCATACATTCAGTTTCTCTATGACACTTTTTACCATAGCCAGCAAGACAGAGACCATATTTTGCATCTGCTAACTTCTCCAGATACTGGTAATGTGTGAGTTTGTATTCGCCGCCCTTCGGCATTATAAAATCAGTGCACGCCGACTCCCAGTCATGTGTTTTTCTGCGCCGTTCCTGGATCTTATTCTCAATCTTTCCGTAGAAAACGAGAAGATGTTTACGCTGATTGTAACCACGCGTTCCTAGACCATCCTTCACAAACTCCTCGAGTAATTCAGGTCTGCGTGCCCAGAAAGTCCAGGCAGTTGCGTCGTCGCCCTGTGCTGGTGGATTTCCGAAGAGCGCCTTCTTCCATATCTGTTCATCTGGTGGTGCTGCCTGTAACCACTCTAGAGTGGGACGATCATATAAAAGAGTATGACCGACCTCATGTAACCATATCTGAACTGCCGTCGGATGCTCCTCGATACGCACATACTTTTTATCAGCCCAGAGTCTAACCAGCTCCCTGAAAGAATCGCCACTGTGACTATAGAGACCAGTTAATGATTTTCTGGGCATGTAGATCACCGGTAAAGAAGTATCAATGGTGTGCGGTTTCAGCGTTTCAATTACAAGACGCACCGACTCCGTTTGTAAGAATTCAGACTTTCCTCTCGGTATAGTAATAAGACTGTACTTGAGACCACATGCGCCTGCCATGTGGATTGCGTCACCAGACTGCTCCATTTCATTCTGAATTTCAATGATTTGGGCGCCTTTGGGAAGCATCCACGCAATAGACCATTTCTCAGCTGTATTCGGACCGCCTCTGAAAATCATTCCTGCTGCATTACGCAATTTTCCTAAAATATTTACTGTGCTTGATTTTCCTATGTAAATATACTGGAACTTGACGTCATTACACTCCAGTTCTAATTCTGTGACCCATGAAGCATTACAAAATTCATCTGTAACAATGACATAATGACCATCAGGTGGTGCAGAGAGTGGCTGAGCATAGAGTGATTCGCGTAAAATATCAATCTGCTCCTTTGTAACGAGCGCTGATTCCTGTGGAGCCAACTGATAGACTTCATTACACCACGCCTGTGCCTGTAGAGCAATTGGAAGAACGGGCACATTTTCTGTATCTGACCAATTGAAAATCTGAAGAGCCTCTGTAAAATTTTCCTTTTGCGGCATCCAGAATTCACCCGAACCAACTTCCTTCTTCAAAAGAAGAATCTTAGAAATATAATTGAGCAAATAGATTTCTGGCGTTTTTAGAGTTTCTTCTGACAAATTTGCCGACAGGGTCTTCTTGACATAAAACGACGGAGATAATGGGCTAATCCTTGCCTTAGACCACGCTATCTTTGATTCTTCTATTTTTCCTACAAAAATATGACGTGTATCATAGACAAGTCCTTGGGCGGTGTGAAAACAATTCTCAAACTTATAGTATTGGAGCTTTTCCTTCGATTTGTATTCGTTCGTCGACAATCTATCAAAAGTGAAAGCTTCCTGCTTCGCCAACATTGTACAAAATATATCGAGATTCTTCTCTGATATAGATGAAATACTACGTGTAAATGACTGCATGTCGTGTGTTTTTATTATATGTTTTGTAAGATCTGTTACTGGTTCCATATCATGAATGCCCGTTGGATCTACATAAAAATACATTGGCTTATCAACTACATTCGACGGGTCATATGTACGAACTTCGCTGATATGTAAATGATGTGTCTTTAGTGAGAGCGATGGATTTACAACTAAAAACTTCTTCCTCAACATTTCTACATTGATCGCATTGTCACATCCAGATTGTCCGAATGGAAAATCTAGATCTTTCCAATTGAATTCCCGTGTTTTAAGAGTATCTGACAAGAAAGCCCACGTGTCCTGTGAATCGGCTCTCGGACCAAATAATACAGACGGTTTGCCATCCTTTTGTACATCATAACGCAATAGTGATAAAAACTTATCTTCTAGATTTGTTGACCATACTTGTAACCATGATTCATCGAGAAAAATATCTGAATTTGCGAAGACACAGATTGTATTTGACGGAGCATTGTCCTGAAACCACTTAATTGCTACGCCATACGTCATACGCTTTCCATGTATAATCTGCTCGAGTTTGCTGCTTTGGGGTAGTTGATACTTCTTTTCATTCAATAATACTATCTTGTCAATGAGTGGATTTTCTAAATTGAGTTCCAAACACTTCTTGATTTCCTTTTCTCTCTGAAGATTATTCGGTTTATAGTATTGCGTAAGAAACCAGAGTTGAGGTGGCTCCGTCGTTTCAGGCATACATGTGATCGCGTTTCCAACTTTCTTCGTATAGACTAGTCTTTCAGGCGATAAAGTCGACTCATCAACACCAACAAAACGATGAGTACGAAGGATCAACGACATCATATGAAGCGCATCTATCTTGCTTCCATTCCAGGGTTTACCAACAAAGGGAAATACATCTGTTATCTCTTCTAAACAGATAACATTGCGAAGCTGAAGGGCTGCAAATGTAGTATCACCCATAATAAAGACTATACGCTGCGACAAGAAAATCATCATTTCACCATGTAAATGTTTTTGTTTGAGAAACTGGATTTCCTCTTTACTATTTTCCAAAAGAATAATTGCGTCTACACGTAGATTCATTGCTTTTGCGGCGGTAAAATCCTTCAAACCAACACAGACTGTTTCCCAGCGATCCATATTTTTTTTGATTAGAGTATCATGTAACCAAACGAGTGTCTTCTGATTCTTCCAGATTGATGACTCTGATTTGATTAAACGAATTTGTTTTCCGGTTTTGGGATTTCTGCCATACATTCTTCTCTCTTTTATTTGTGATTGGTGTTTAAACGGTTGTTTCTTTGCTATATGTATGGATAAACATAGGAAAGACTGCTGTATACTGATCAATAGTACACCCAAATATTATTCTATCTTGATTCTACAGGTAGCGCTTCTTAAGCGATATGCCGCCAAGTTAAAGTGGCGTATTTTTCTTGCCACGGAAAAGCCTGATCATGAAGTTTGTAAACGGTTGGTTCAGGAATTCGGTGTTGAGCTAGTCGTGTTAACTGATGAAGAAAGTGGATTTCTCGAGTCGAGACTAGCAGGAGTTGGGAAGTTGCCAGCTGAAATTTTTTATGTTTTACCGCTTCAAGATGATTTTATTTTGGACAGGGAGCCTATGTATGATATGCTAAGTGAAGCATGTAGAATTTTAGACATGGATAGGAACGTGGCTAGTTTACGTTTGACTCCGTGCCCTGGACCTGCAAGCGAAGATCCTCTCTATAATCCTGGTAAAGTGTGGCGGATACTGACTGATAATGACGATATGGTTTTTACCTATCAGGCAACGCTATGGCGTCGTATTGACTATTATGCTTTTTTTAAGGAACTTCTTCTTGGAGTTCAGCGCGATTATCCTGATGCTGTAACAGTTGAGCAAAAAAGACATGTGGCACTCAATGTAAATTGTGCTGAAATTAGTTATGGACAGAACTTGTTAAAAACACTTGGTGGAGAGATTATACTCCATCTGGCATATCCTCGCGCGGGTCCGTGGTCGAATGCAGTCTACTTGTGTCCGTTTCCTTATAGACCGACGGCGATTGTGCGTGGGAAGTTGGAAGACTTTGCGAAAGAGTTAGGCAAGAGAGAGGGGTTTCCTGTTGCGTTTTGATCGGTTGGTAAAATTGAAATAAGTTTGGTCGTCAGACCCAGTAACGATGAATCTATTTGCACTCGATTATGACCCTCGGGTCGCTGCTATAGCACACGCAGATAAACATGTAGTTAAGATGCTTCTTGAAGCATGTCAACTTCTGTACACCGCGCATTGGATTTGGGCGTATCCTGGTCTTTTAGAGCACAATTACTCGGTAAAGATCGCTGAAGAGCAGAAGAAGCTCTCTGTACCTGAGTCTATGCTGTCAGCACCCAAGTCAATCAGCAGACCCTTTGAGCCTGGTTTTCGTCCTGCGCACATTCATCATCCTTGCGCAGTCTGGGTCCGTCAGTCGCAAGGCAACTATTTGTGGGCTGCTCAACTCGCTTTGGGGTTGGCGGAGGAGTATACGTTTCGTTATGGAAAGATTCATTCCTGCGAATTACATGCAAAGTGGCTCTTTGAGAATGTCCCAGAATATACTGCGCTTGATCAAGAAGATTTTGTTCAAGCGATGTATGATGAGTATAAGCGTGATGACGCAATTGAAGCCTATAGGGCGTATTACAGGGGATCAAAGGGTGATCGTGGTCTTCTCCAGTATACACGGAGAGAGAAACCCGCTTGGATTTGAGATTATTCACCTTCGCCAGGAGGAGTTGTTCCACTCACATCAAGATAAGTAAAAAAGGTAGGACCCGTTCCTGTATAAAAATTAATAGGTAAAATATTTGTAGTATTTGTATAAAATACAGATAACCATAATGCCGAACTATATGTTTGATCAAAAGTTATGCTTGTATTATTATTTCCATCAAAAATTATTTTGGATGATGCATCATTTACAGGTGTATAAATATTTGTTGTTGTCGTTGTAGCACTGTTTCTTCTTGATTTTAAAATACAGAGTTTAGAAGTTCCTGTTGTAAGAGTAGGTTCAGCGGGTACCTCACAATCTCTTTGTCCAACTACAGCAGGTGAAAATGTAATATTTTTTGATAATAAAGGATATGCTGTTTCACCTCTTGCAGTAGCATCTACAGTAAGACCTGAATATGCAGTTGTACCTAAGATAAGATATCCAGAGGGTGTACGTACAAACATGATAGATCCAATTGAAGTCGCACTCACTGTAACACTTGTATAACACCAACCAGTGCCACTCGAACTTACACCATCTACACTTTCATATTGCGAAAAATAAATTGTATATGTTTTAGTGCTTCCTGTAGAATTTAGAATTGTTAAATATCTTATTAAATAATAAGACTCAATAGATGGAAAAATACAGATAGTTTCAATTGAATCTGTATAATATAAAATAACATTTTGAGATGTTATTTCAACACGAGATTCAGGTAATGGCGTAGCTGAATTCTGTACAGCTATACTAAGTGAATCAGTATAATAATTTAAAATTTTCCAATCACTTGATCCATTTGATATAAGTGAAATTACACTATTCGCAGTATCAAGTTTAAATATAGGCGATCTAATAGGAGGATCAGTATTAAAATCAATCGTAGAATCAAATGTAGGTAATGTCTCGTATAAAGTATAGACGGCAGGTACTTCTCCTGAAAAATTAGGCATAATCTGAACGATGTAAGGTGGAGTTCTGTCTGTCACTTTAAAATGTAGAATTGCTCCTCTTCCTCCAAGATTAGTTATAGGTGGTAATATAACAGATTTACTTTCTGAAGAAATGTCCACTGTTGTAATTGATTTAATATTATTTCCAGTCATAACAATATTACCTGCAGAATTAGGTATAAATAAATATCTTCTAAGAACAAGTGTACATCTACTCTGGTCGGCTAATGCGTATATTATAAAGTTGTAATTATAGAATTGTATATCTGTATTATTAAGTGTATATGTAATAGTAAAATCACCTGCGACCGCAGTTATACTTCGCGTAAGATAGGCTAATTCAACATTTGTAGTATCTCGCTGAAATAAAATAAAGCTATTTACAGTTGGTGGACCAAACGTATATGTGCCTGTTCCAATTACTGTAATAATACCATTTGATGCGATAGTCGCAGTTATACTAGTGAATTCTACAGTTAAAGCAATAGCACCGCCACGCAAACGTTTCATCAAGTACAACGTACTTTCACGTTGGATGGTGTAATCGGCTACTCTCTTGTTATCTTGAAGTTGTTTTCCAGAAAATAGGAGACGTTGCTCACTAATCGGAATGCCTTCCCTGTCGTGAAGTATTTTTTTTAGTTTACTAATACTATAAGTGGGGTCTACATGAAGACTTATAGTATTATTGAGTGTTTTAATATATATTTGCATATCTCTACTACAGGGTCTGAAAACTAAATAGGATATTTCCATATGCGTCAACCAGTTTAGTGCCATTATTATAGAGCTCACCGAAATTGAGACGACCTGCGTTTGTTTCTGTCGTACTAATCGTTGATGTAAAAACTGATCCACTGCTCATATTTAATGTTGAAAGCACATTAAAACTACTTAAATAGCCTATAGATCCTAGACCTTTAATTGAACTGGTAAGTTGTAAACTGCCCATGAATCCCAGTCCTTCAATTGAACTGATCAGCTGTGTGCTTGAAACATATTGAAGTGTTCCTAGACCTTCAATTGAACTTATCAGCTGTGTGCTTGAAATATATTGAACTGTTCCTAAACCTTCAATGGAAGATACTAATTCAGATAATGTAATCCCTCCAGTACCTGACACATTCACAAGTAAAGAACCGTCACCCACAAACTTATTAGCTGTTATAGATGACACTGTGATTTGCTGCGATGAGAGAAGAGATGCATAGATAGATCCTGAACTTATATTTAGTGATGAAATAGAATTAAAACTACTGCGATAACCAATGGATCCTAGTGATTGAAGTGAGCTAATTAGTTGTGAACTAGAGATATATTGGAGAGTTCCTAGACCTGTAAAGGAACTTGTAGTAACAATATTAATACCAATATTAATACCAATGACTGTTGAAACTAAATCTGCAGTTGCAACTGTTCCTGAGACACCACCTGTTGCTGTAATTGTAAAAGCTCCATCTGTTCCTGTAATTGAGATTCCTGACCCTTGTGTTACTGATAGAACACCAGTATTTGATACAGTAACAGCCCCTGTAGTCGTATTTACTCCTATTCCTGTGCCCGCTGTAATCGATGTTACACCTACTGCTCCTGTCGGTCCTGTCGGTCCAGTCGGTCCTGTACCGCCTGCTCCTGTTGCTCCTGTTGGTCCCGTTGGTCCTGTATCACCTGCTCCTGTTGCTCCTGTCGGTCCTGTAGAACCTGCTCCTGTTGGACCTGTCGGTCCTGTATCACCCACACCTGGACCAGTGGCTCCTGTAGCACCTGTAGCACCTGTTCCTCCTGCACCTGTTATATTTGTTAGCATAGAGCCATCACCTATAAACTTATTTGCTGTGATTGAAGATGCCATGATTCTCTGCGACGATAAAAAACTTGTAAAAAGAGATCCTGAACTTATATTTAGAGATGAAATTGTATTAAAACTGCTTATATAACCTAATAAACCTAGACCCTGCGTTGTGCTTGTAAGATCTGACGCCGCAATACCTCCCGCACCTGGCACATTCACTAGTAGTGATCCATCACCTATAAACTTATTTGCTGTGATTGAAGATGCCATGATTTGCTGCGACGATAAAAAACTTGTAAAAAGAGATCCTGAACTTATATTTAGAGATGAAATTGTATTAAAACTGCTTATATAACCTAATAAACCTAGACCCTGCGTTGTGCTTGTAAGATCTGACGCCGCAATACCTCCCGCACCTGGCACATTCACTAGTAGTGATCCATCCCCTATAAACTTATTAGCTGTTATTGAAGATGCCATGATTCGCTGTGATGATAAGAAAGCTGTATACTGAGATCCTGAACTTATATTTAGAGATGAAATTGTATTGAAACTGCTTAGATAACCCAATAAACCTAGACCCTGCGTTGTGCTTGTAAGATCTGACGCCGCAATACCTCCCGCACCTGGCACATTCACTAGTAGTGATCCATCCCCTATAAACTTATTAGCTGTTATTGAAGATGCCATGATTCGCTGTGATGATAAGAAAGCTGTATACTGAGATCCTGAACTTATATTTAGAGATGAAATTGTATTGAAACTGCTTAGATAACCCAATAAACCCAAACCCTGCGTTGTGCTTGTTAGTTGCGGTGTTGAAATGAGTCCTATCTTTGATGAAAGATAACCAAGTGTGCCAAGACCAATTAGAGAGCTTGTGAGTTGTGATGTAGAAATGAGTCCTATCTTTGATGAAAGATAACCAAGGGTGCCAAGACCGATTAGAGAGCTTGTAAGATCTGACACTACAATATCTCCACCTCCACCTGCTCCACCGTTTATAGTAACCTGATTTCCATCCAATGAAAAACTAATATTTGACCCTGCCACTAAAAAGGTTGAGTTATAGATTTGCCCTATTGAAGCTAGACTTGTCGGGACACCCACCGTACTTAAAAAACTTATTGTATCTTGAAATGTTGCCGATCCACCATTTCCTGTCACAAGCATACTATTTGTTGAAACACGCCCATTTGTATCAGGATTATATGCAAAGATTCTTCGTAAAACAATTGAATCTGTATCGTAGGTTTTTTTAAATGATGCCATACTCTCTCTAATTATAGATAGTAACAAAAATACTATTTGTAGGCGAAGGATATGATTGTAACAATAGAGTAATACTAGGATTAGGTAAATATGCGGCAAATAAAACTCTATGATGTAATAAAAGATTATTGCCTCGATATGTATTTATTATATCATCTCCTGAATAGAGAAACGATATACGTTTATTATACGTAGAGTTATTGGTTTGATTTATCATATCATTTGAATCATAATACGCGTTAACATACTCGGTAAAGGTTCCATTTGTAAGGCTAATAAAAGATGGTGGACTATTATCAGGAATATACTGTAAAAAAGATGAAATCGGTATCAATCTATTTACATTTGAATAGCTATTGTTACTTGATGCTTTTGTTGGAAAACTAAAAAATATATTAAAATCAATCTGTACTTTACTTGTTGACACAATAAAGTTTGACATACTTCTAATATTTAGTTGTGCTGTTGAGAAATAAAGGTCATATTTATAACCATACGTAGTAAATGGATTATCAACCAAATTTTGAAGACGATAACAGTTTTGAGTTGTACCTGAATAACCATCATATCCTATAGAACTTCTAAAACAAGCTAATATTGTGGAGTTAGCTGTACTAATATAAATTTTACCCAACGTGTCAAAAGTACTTATGTACGTAAGGGTTGATATTGTTGACGTTTTTGAAAAAACTGCATTCGTAGTTGAATATATGGCTGGATTCATATTACTTGTATAAATATAACCCTGTGGTGTAAACGTTGATATAGATGATATATATCCATTAAACGAACCATAATCTATAATACCCTTTGTAGTTGATAGTAAAGCAATGCTATTCACATAGTTATTAAATATAAAAGTTGATTGAAGTGTTGATTGAAGGGTTAAACTTGATATATATGGAGCATTTTCATTAATTCCTTTTACAGTCGACTGGACATTTTGTGTAAATGTCGATCTATCTGTATAGAAACCTAATTGATTTTTTAAAGAAAATGTACTTAGTAGCGATTGACTTGAAACGATATTTAATGATTCTATAGTACTTACTAACTGTTTTGTTGAAATATAAGGTAATGATACAATAGTACTTCTTAGTGATAAAGATGAAATGTATCCTAGAGAACCAACTTGATTAAATGTGCTTACTGTTGATCGGTTAAAGTTATTAATTGATGTAGTTACTGTGTTACTCAATGTTAAAATATTCAGACCCAAAGATGTACTTAATGTGGAAAGTTGAGTAGAAAAAACAAGGATATTATAAGCAGTAAAGTTAGAAAGTGATCCAAGACCACTTCCTCCAAAGGTAGACAGTGATGACGTTGTCCTCGATTGAGTATTTATAAAAATACTAGTATTTGTAGATAACATCGTATCTATTGTAGTTTTTACTGCAGTGACTGTTGAAAGACCTTTATTTAGGGTATCAAAATATGTTGTCATTTGAACATAAAATGCTCTCGCTAAGGTGTTACCGACTGAGTTAGAATATTCAATCTGTGAATCGTTCGATAGTTTAACCAATGTTGATACACTTGTCGAGTGATTTAAATATTCTATTGTTGATAAACTTAACATTCCTGTAGAAAAATCGGACTTTGTAATATAAACACTACTAATCGTTGATAAAGATGAAATAAATATATTTCCTACTGTAGTACTCATTGTTAAAAATCCACTTGCAGTGTATGGATACATAGACAAAAATACTTGTTTTGTTGTTGTGAATGACGATAAAGCTAAAGGACTCACAGCCGCAAATGTTGTGTAAAAACTATGTTTATTTGATTCAAAAAGTGAGTTTCCTCTGAAAGGCGTCGTATCAATAGGAGCCTGTACAGATGATATTACTTTCAGTTGTTGAAAATATAGATCTCCAGTTGAAAGCGCAGGGCTTATCTTTGAACTTGATAAAAATATAGTATTTGTATTACTATCTGTATGTGCTGATATAAAGCCTGTTGTAGCTATTTTTATTTTACTACTACTAATGTTATTTGTACCACTTACATCGATATTTAGGAACGTGGTTCCAAATAATGTAGATGAGTTCATAGAAATACCTTCGCCTGCAGTAAGTCGTAGAGTTCGATTTGTTTCTGTTGCTGTATATTTAGCTGCTGATGTTTCAATAACATTAAATACAGGAAGAGAACCAAGTATCTGAGGAGCAGCCCAGAAGGTTCCGCCATTTCCATCTGCTACTAAAACTTTTGTAGATGAAATCTTTGTATTATCTGTATTTCTTGCAAAGACTGTTCGTAGACTCAGAAAATCTGTGTCTATTGATTTACTTGTTGCTGCCATCTATCGCATACTACTATTTTATATTTATCAACCAGGACCAGGACCGCCGCCACCACCACCAGGTGGACATTCAATCGTCGCTTGTCCCTTTAACAGTGTAAAGAACAATGAGTTGATTGGAGACATATAGATTGAGGCATTACTACTAAAAGTAGTAGCTGTATTTCCACCAATATTACTTAAATAGTGGACAAGATCATAGTTGTATGTATAGTTTGATTGAACAAAACTTCTATTTATGTCGAATGTAATCATTCTACTATATGAGTTTGATACACCATAAATAGCATATAAAGAATCTGAATATGTTGCTGACGTCATAATATTAGCTGGATCTGTTTTACAAAGAAGATAACTTGTCATTTGATAGATTCCATTATAATTTGAATCAACCGGTCCTGTAAAAAAAACATTAATATTCGCATCAAATGAAAGCATTGATGTGCTATTAATAAAAGATGAAAAACGATCAAAGTTTACTGTTGCTGTACTAAAATACAAGTTACTATCAGTCTCATAGTTTTGCATCAATATAGCTTCTGTATTTCCTGTATACGCAATTGAAGAACGAATATTTATTAATGATTTTTGAAGTGCATTAAATGAACTTACGAGTGTTGCTGTGCTTATATAACCCATTGAACCAAGATTATCAATTGTTGATTTTAAGTTCGGACTCGAGATTAAGTTATATGTAAATAAGGCATTAAAGCTTGATGTTAGAGCATCATTAAACTGCGATGTTGAAAGGTAGCCTGCCGTGCCCAATCCTTGAATCGACGATTGTATGATTGTGTTAAGACCAGCTGAACTTATATAATAGTTTCCAAATCCATCATAAAGTCCCTGTGTAGTTGACTGAAGTGAAAGAGTTGATATATAACCAAGTGTACCTAGACTATTTATAAGACCCTGTGTTGTTGATTGAATTGATATTGCAAGCGTAGAACTTGATATATAACCAAATGATCCTAGGTTATTATTAATGCCTGTTACTGTTGATTGTAAAATATTATTTGTATAAGATGTTGATATATAACCAAGTGTACCCAAACCCGCAACTGTTGATGTTAGTTGCGCTGTTGATATATAACCTAGCGTTCCAAGCCCCTGAGTTGTTGATGTAAGTTGTGTTGTCGAAATATAACCGATAGTTCCTAGACCCTGGGTTGTCGATGTAAGTTGTGTGCTTGAGACATATCCGAGTGTTCCTAATCCCAATACAGTGCTAAATGTCGATAAAAGATTTCCTTCATTTTGTGCAGATAATGCAGTATTAGTGCTAATAATACGACTGTTTGTTGTCGTACTTAATGTGCTAATATCACTCTGATCATATGTAATAGATCCTACACTAAAGTTTGTAAAACTTCCATCATACACATAAATAGTTGAAATTCCACTCAAAAAAAGAGTTGTTGAAATCTGATTTAAGATTCCATTAGCTGAACTTATGTAATCTGTATATGACATATAGTTCGTTGAAAACGACGAAATCGATATCTGAAAGTTTCCTGTTACAGTATTTAACTGTTCAATTGTTGCGCGCGTATTAATTAAACTGTTGAGAAAGTCAAATCGACCTCCAAAATATGTAGATACTCCAAAAATAGATGAATTAACGGTTGATGCATTTGAAAATGATAATGTCGAAAGGCTAATTGCACCAGTTGAAAAGTTTGGAACAGTTACAAATCCAGAAGAAATCGTACTAATCAGCCGATTATAAACAGAAAATGTCTCACCACTCAAGGCTAGATACCCAGCAGCAGTGAAACTACTCACAGTAAAAAATACCTGATTTGTTGAATAATTCGTGCTTAGAATAAGATCATTTACACCTGCAAATGTAATCTGCGTCGACTGCGAATCGGCAAATAATGTGTTTTTAGGATACGCTGATAAGTTTGTTTGTATTGTACTGACTGTGGGAATGATTACAAACTTATTAAATCCATAGTACCCCGTACTTATAGTTTGTGTCATCGGACCATCTATAAAAAGAGTATTCGTGTCAGAATCCGTTCGAAGTTGAATGTAGGCATTTTCTGCAGTGGCAAATTTCACAGTCTGTGTCAATATACCATTCGAAAATGATTTTAATGAATCAGCTCCACTAATATCAATCTGATTAAACGCTTTTGCGTATATAAATGTCTCATTCGAACCAGGAGTTCCATTTACCATACCTATGCCCTGCCCTGCAAACAAGCGAAAGGTATTGAAAGATAGATCAGCCGTATATGTGCCACCTGTTGTGATGATTTGATTAAAAGATGGATTTGTTCCAAATGACGATGGTATTGACCACCTTGTTCCACCTGAACCATCAGCAACTAATGCATAAAGTGCTGGAATTTTTACGTTATTTGAATTCTGTGCATACACAGTTCGCAAAGTTATAAAATCTGTGTCATATGTTCTGCGGCTTGATGCCATTCTCTTCTAGATCCTTAGATTTACGGTAGATTTTGAACCGAGATAAAAACTGAGTTCGTAGAACTATAGTTTACAGTTATACTACTTGCCTTCAAACCTGGATTTAAGTTGATGGTGAGACCACCAGGCATGTAATGATAAAGTATATAGTCATTTGAAAATGCCCCATAAATTGCTGATCCAGGAATCTGAATTCTTAGTTGTTGTTGAAAGTAGTTTGAAAACCCCGATGTTTTACTATTTGCTATTAAAAATGATGTATTTACGTACTTCAACAAGTTAGAATTATTTGCACTCGGAGCAAGCGATCCATACTGTATAAATGTACTAATCGGTGTTACAAGTGAACGAGTTGACCCGCTATTTAGTTCGTTGAATGCAAACGTCGGAAAAACATCTAAGTTAATACGACTATTTGCATTCATAAAACTTGACATTGTATTAAATGGGATAATGCACGTTGAAAACATCATATCTGTACCTGTATTCGGATCTGGAAGAACTGTACCTGACATCGTTCCATTTGTTCCAGAATATGTGACTGACGACTGTATAAATGTACTTACATATATAATACTACCTGTCATACTTCCAACATTTATTGTACCACCCTGTATAATTAAGTTTCCAGCTCTATCTACTGTCACGGTTGTGCCACCCATAATCATATCTGTAAGTTGTTGTGTTGTACTTTGAAGTGAAAGAGTTGATATGTATCCATTAATGCCGCCTGAACCGAGACCCGCAACAGTTGACGTTAATGCTCTATTTAATGTGAGCGAAGATATATATCCATTATTGCCACCTGAACCTAGACCTGCTACAGTCGATGTGAGTGCTGTTTTTAATGTGAGCGATGATATATATCCATTATTGCCACCTGAACCGAGACCCGCAACAGTTGATACCAGTGCAGTATTTAATGTACCCACTGCTATACCGCTTGTTGCTGTTGCAAGAATTCCTACTGTTGTACTTGTGAGAGCTCCTGTACTTAGATAACGCTCCGAATCAAATATATACGATGTTGTACTTGTAAGCGCAAGATCTAATGTGGGGGTTGATACATAGCTGCCCGACGTACCTACATTATTCAAAGCATTTGTAACATAGTTTACAAGATAAGATGTTGATACATATCCTACAGTTCCTAAACCTGCTACTGTTGTATTTATAGTAAGATTCAATGTTGGAACTGACACATAGTTGCCAGAGGTTCCTGCATTCGCAACAGCAACTGTAACATAGTTTGCCATAAAAGAAGTTGAAACATAACCAGCAGAGCCTAGACCTTGAACTGTACTTGTCAAAGATGAACGAAGCGCAGCAGTAGAAATATAACCTAGGGTACCTAGACCTTGCGATGTACTTGTCAACGACGAACGAAATGCAGCAGTTGAAATATAACCCAGGGTACCTAAACCTTGCGATGTACTTATTAAACCAGCATCAAAATCACCAATTTGTAATGCAAAATCAGCACTATCTAATATACCTTTAACTGTACTTATAAGTGCTCCTGTGCTTACATAACGTGAAGGATTAAGTATAAATATTGATGATGTTAACGCCGCATTTGCAGTATTTGTAGTTATTGCAAGTGTCTGTGCAGATACATATCCTACTGTTCCAAGACCTTCTATAGAACTTCTAAGTGCACTATTCAAATACGATGTTGATACATAGTTGAGTGTTCCTAGACCTGTTAAAGAACTTGTGAGCGCTGTATTCAAATACGATGTTGATATATAGTTGATTGTTCCTAGACCTTTTAGGGAACTTGTAAGTGCTGTATTCAAAAAGGATGTTGATACATAGTTGATAGATCCTAATCCAGCAACAGTACTTACAAGATTCGGTAGAGAAATTCCTCCAAAGATAATTGGATCTATCCATGAGATCCCACCAGCTCCGTCCGTAGTCATGATGTAATTCGTTGATATGGGAAGATTTGTGTCTGGATTAAGAGCGAATAAACTTCTTAGAATCAAAAGATCCGTATCATATGAACGATTATTTTGTATATAAGGATCCATCTTCTATATGCTCTTCTTTTAGTTTTTTACTTTTATTTTTATGCGTATCAAGCGCAATCATATATCTTTTCCTCTGGTAGTATGACAGGCGGTGGTGGCTTATTACAACTTATCGCAATGGGAAAGCAGGACGTTTTTCTCAGTGGAAACCCCCAAATCACCTGGTTTAAAATGGTATATCGGCGCTATACAAATTTCTCTATAGAAAGTCAACCCATGTATTTCGATGGTGATCCCGATTTTGGTAAACGACTCTCCTGCCTTGTACCTCGTCGTGGAGATTTACTCGGTCCCGTCTTCCTTGAAGTAACCCTACCTGCTATTTATCTTTCATCAAATGGTTCAGCAACATCTTATGTGAACTCAATCGGTCATGCACTTATACAGGAAATCAGCATTGAAGTTGGTGAGCAGGAAATTGATAAACAAACCGGTGAGTGGATGGAAATCTGGTCAAATCTCACAACAACTTCCGATAAAAAGGCTGGATTCTATGATATGATTGGAAAAGTGGATGGATATGTTCCACCCACAGGAACACTACCCGGTCCTCTAAAACTATATGTTCCGCTCCACTTCTGGTTTAATAAAAATCCTGGTTTATACTTACCGCTTCTGGCACTCCAATATCATCCTGTTCGTATTAATATTACATTAAGACCACTACAGCAACTGTTTTACAGTGGGGAACTTGTAACTAATTGTAATACAACAACCGTGAATCCAGCAAAAATAACATCATTAATGTTATACGGTGATTATGTGTATTTAGATGTAGAAGAACGGCGTCGTTTTGTTAGCACATCACACGAATATCTTATTGAGCAGGTACAATATACATCTCCACTCGGTATCCCAGCTAATATAACGAGTGTGCCCCTTCGTCTTGAGTTTAATCACCCGATTCGAGAACTCATTTGGGTAATAAAGCGTGATCTAATGGACAGCTATCATGAATGGTTCAACTATAGTAGCTTATCAATAACTGAATCAGGTGTAAGAACCGATATGTTATCAACTGCGCTTTTACAACTTGATGGCATGGACCGTTTTCAAGAAAGAGATGCTGGATATTTTCGTCTTGTTCAGGCGTGGCAGAATCATACTGTTATAGCTAACGATGACTTCATTTATATCTACAGTTTTGCTCTCAAGCCAGAAGACTTACAGCCAAGTGGCTCTTTGAACGCAAGTCGTATTGATAATCTTGTTTTACAAATAACATTGAATCAAGCTACAACTCCTCCTCGTGGTAATTGCACAGGGCGTGTATATGCAACAAATCATAACGTGTTTCGTGTAGTTGATGGTTTCGGTGGCTTGCTCTTTACCATTTAATTTTGGTAAAAATTGAAATGTATTTGATTTACATGTTTTTTAACAATGGACGGCGACGAGGTTAACGAAGGAGCCCACGGTAAGATTTTTAGAACACCCTTTGGTGTTGTAAAAATCGGAAAACGACGTTCTAAGACACATGATACGGTGGCGCAGAGGCGTATTCACTCCTTCATAGAAGAAATTCTTAATCAGCCTAGATACATAGTTTTGAAAACGCCCACCTTGAGCAATGATCTCTTGAAGTACGAAATGAAATATGTAAATACTGATGAACCTCTCTGGATGCCAAGCGACGGAGCAGTTATACGAGAGCTTGTTTGGCTATGGGAAGAAATGTGGGAAAAAGGATTTGCGTTATATGACTTTGAATTGTATCTACAATCAGATAAGACGGTTATTATCCTCGACTTTGATGCAACCGGATTAAGAATTCAAAAAAATGATGAAGTTTCGGTTTATATACCTGGAAAGAATGTAAATCCAAAGGACTTCTTTGACCATATCTCCTTTCCCCCCGACTTTGAGCAATATCTTGTAAAACTGCGCTTACCAATTGGAAAGAGGAACATCTAGCCTTAGAGTAGTATGTCCGAGGAGAAGTCGGAAGCAAAAAATAATTTTCCGTATACACATGGTTCTTACTGGGAAGGCTCCTCTTTACCCTTTATTTTCTATGTCTGCCTTGCTGTTTTTCCACTCACTGGATTTTTTGGCATAGATCAGCTTCTTTTCTTTTCACCCAAAACGGCTGTTCAGAAGGCTCTAATCAATATTTTCACGTTTGGTCTCTGGTATTTCTATGATATGATGCAAGTGTTTGGAGACAGGAAATATATTGAAGAATATGGACTAAGTCGTCCTCTTTTTGGTCCTTCCGGTCTAGCCTATAAGTTTTTTAATCGTGTAACGAATCTATTTGTTCCATCCAAAGATGATTTACCCCAGGGTGAAAGTTTCATGTCAATCTCTTTCTTTATGGCATATTTTATGACTCTCTTTGCGCCCTTTGGTCTCTCCAGTTTTTTGGCTGGAGACATGAATGGCGGAATAGCGAAGTTTGTTCTCACCATTCTGTTTTTTACAATCCCATTATTGTTTCTTTGGAATATCTTTGAATTTTGTACTGTATTGTGGGATCCTATCGATAGTTTTGAGAAGGGTGTTCCTCGTATTCCGCCCTTTACTGCAACAATGGATGCTCGTGGTCTCGCAACCAACTTTACAAAGCCGAGCGTTCTGGAAGAAATGGGAAAACCAAGCGGAACGATTTTTTCACGACTCTTTGGCTCACTTTTTAGCTTTTTCGGTATACCTGATCCTTTTGCTCTTATCAGTGCAACTGCCTGTGCTGTGGTTCCTCCTATTCAGTCAACTGTAGGTGCTGTTACTACAGCAGCATCAGGTGTTGCCGGTTTGGCGGCGTCTGTACCCAAAGTCGCAGCGAAAGTCGCCGGTAAAATGGCAGCGTTTTCTGATCCTACGAAATTAGCCGCTTTAGCAGAAGCCCCTATTTTGCCCATAAAATTAGGTCCGAATGCGCAACAAGCGATGTCTAAGCCGATTGTTCTTCCTCCAACCTTTACAACAACACAATCTGTTGGCACAATGGTCGGTGGTGGCTCCATGATAAAACCACTTGATTCCTGGTTCTTAATCTCCATCGGATTTCTCATAGTCGGTGGTTTTGCTATTGCTGGAATTCGCGGCTTAAGAAATATGTCTCTTCAAAAGGACAGAAATGACTACCCTCCTTCCGAAGACAAAAGAGATGATAGCCCTCCACAACCAAGAATTGTTTGAACGTTTAATTGGACGTGTTGAAGAAGAAAAAGATGCGCTACCTCTTCCTGCAAAATCGATTGTCTATTTTACGGCAAACTGGTGTGGAGCATGTAAAAAACTTAATTTAGATCGCATTATGACAGAGAATTCGGATTTCACTTGGTTTAAATGCGATATTGATAAGAATGACTACACGGCTGGATTTTGTGAGATTCGACAGATTCCCACTTTTTTAATGATTAAAGATAAGAAAATTATAGGACGTATAAGTAATTCTGATACTACGATTGTTAGTAAGTGGGCGAAAGAGACATAAAAGATATCTTTTCTCAAAATAAGAATGGTCACCTTTGACATTGTTATTGTGGGTGCTGGACTAGCCGGTCTTTATTGCGGCATTCAGCTGGCTAAGAAAGGAAAATCTGTCTGTATTCTTGAAAAATATAATTATACTGGCGGTCGTGTTGTAACTTATCATAAAGGTGAGCTCTCTTGGGAAATTGGTGCAGGGCGTATATCAGATTCTCATACCATGGTTCACTCTCTTCTTTCTCAATACGGGTTGAAGACCTTTCCGCTCTCAGATAAACAGCTGTATATTGAAAGTGATGGGACAGCGCATGTAAATAGATTTGAAAGTATATTTGAAGCCGTTCTAAAAGAGATTAGTGATTTGCCAGCTGAGCTTCTTGGAACACATACACTTGAGCAACTCTTAAAACGTGTATACGGCGAAGCGAAAGCAATGCGCCTTTTGTCAGGCTTTGCTTATAGAGCAGAAGTATCTGTTCTCCGTGCAGATCTTGGTATAAAAGCATTTTCAAAAGACGGTGAAATGGGCTCCTATAAAGGATATTCTGTCGTCATCGGCGGATTATCTAAACTAATAGACGCAATGGTAAAAGAATTTAAAAAGAACGGTGGCATTCTAAAAACCGAATGTGAAATGATTGGGCTTTCACAAGGTGCAACGCAAGCTTTAATTAAATGTCGCGATACCTTTTTTAATGCGAATAAAGTTATACTAGCTCTTCATTCATCTGCTCTAAAAGCGTGCCCTGATACGCGTCATTTCCCTGCCCTCAAACATCTGGTTATGTGCCCACTGATGCGGACCTATGCCGTCTTTCCTTTGAAGGATGGTAAACCCTGGTTTGCTGGCTTGGAACGCTGTGTTTCAGCCGGTCCAATTCGTTATTTCATTCCGATAAATGAAAAGAAAGGAATTGCCATGGTTTCTTATACAGACGCTGATAATGCAGATTTTCTTATAAAAATGATGGATACTAAAGGAGAAGAAGCCCTAGGTAAGTTCATTATGGAAGAACTAGGTAAAATGTTTCCCGATCGTGATATTCCTCCCTACACTCTTTTTAAAGCTCATCCTTGGTATTCTGGATGTACTTATTGGACACCTGGTTCTTATGATCCTGTCATTATGTCTGAAGACGCTATGCATCCTGACGCATCGATGCCTTCTGTATATGTATGCGGTGAATCCTTTTCTTTAAAGCAGGCTTGGATGGAGGGAGCTCTTGAACATGCGTCAGACATGCTCAATAAGTATTTTAACTAAATTAGTAAGGAAAGGGACTATGCCCAAAGAGCTTGACAAACACAAAAAATACAAAACAATGTATGGATCAAATGAATTGTTTTGGGGTTTCGGAATAGAAGAAGAGACATATTTTCAGTTTACAAAACCAATTTACGCTGCCACTCCAATAATACGAACTTGCCATAAGCCTGAACGATACAGTGTAAATTATTACAGTGGCTTCAAAACAGGTTATTTAACTGTATTTGCGCAACTGTTTCCCGATACATCTGGATGTGTTCCTCTACCTTATTTCTTTAATGGGCACTCATTTGAGAAGATGGATTTAAGTGGAAATCACGCAACAACCTACGAAAAAGCACCGAAGCCTAATCCTGCATTTGGTAAAAGTTTCTTTAAAGAACTACAGAACTTTTGTCCTCCCATTTTTAAAGACGAATATGAAAAAACATTCTGTTTCGATGGTGATACGATTGAGTTTATTACACAGGCATTTTATAAAGTTAAATTACAGGTAGTATTAAAAGAACTTGTAGATACAAAAACACGATTCTTAAAAGGGGTCAATTCGTTTCTAATCAAGAAACACATTTACAGAGACAAAGGACTTCTTATGTATCCACCTCTAAATCCTGGCTTTGCTGTCTTTCATAGTAATCCAAGAAACATTGCGATGTTCAATAGTGGCACATATCATATTAATATTACACTCCCTTCTATGCTGGGTAAAAAGGACGATACAGGACTGGCACCGATTTTGTATCCCGAACTCTTTAAAGATCAACACAAGCAATTTATTAGATCTATCCAGTGGATTGAGCCTTTCTTAATTGCGCTCTATGGAACAGCGGACCCCTTTTCCAAATTATGCCCACGCTATACGAAAGCATCGCAACGATGCGCAACCTCTCGTTATATTGGTATTGGAACCTACGATACGGTGCTTATGACAGAAGGAAAAATTCTCACAGTTCCTATTCAAGAAGTTAAAGGGTATCGGACTGATTTTTGGTGGTATAAACAGTATCATACAAAAAGCGGGTATTTGCCGCTTGATAAAATTGGTATGGACATAAATTATAAGAAACATTACAATCATGGTGTAGAACTTCGTATTTTCGACTGGTTTCCTGAAGAGAAACTCAAGGATCTTTGTACATTCTTGGTTTATTTGGCGGATGCGTCTCTCTGTTTACCACCTATTCCAGAAGCATGTGTAAGTGAATCTTGGAATGATTTTGTCACCTCAGTCATAAATGATGGCAAACATGGTCAACTTTCCGGCGCCATGTTAGGACTTTATGAAAAAATCTTTGGTATTGAATTTGTAGGTAAACATTTTACAGTTGAAACAGGTTTCGCGTACTTTTTTGAATCAATACAACGGAAATATAAGACTGGTTTCTGCGCAAAATGTATGCTTTGAATAGGGATGAGTTTACCAACAATTTCACAAGAAGATATACAACAAACTATGAAAGGTCTTACAAAAGATGATATGAACACTGTAACAAAAATAGCCGATATTATGATGAAGTCAATTATTGAAAATAAGATAAATAAATCAACCATTGATAAAATATACAATATTGCGCTAGATGAAACCACTAAAGTATGCAATGTAAAAGGTGGATCTAGTCCCAAAAAGATTAATTTCAGTGCTTTAATGAAGGCGCGGGCGACTTCTTTAAGAAATTCTCTTCCAACTAGTACTGAAGAATTAGTAATATTAAATAATAGTCTGGCACGAATAAATGAACAACTGCTTCCGTCAATTTGTGATCGGCGCCTCGGTGGAGCATTACAGCATGCGTTCAATCATTTAAAAGAAGTAGAAGGTCGTGCTATTATATTGTTTCTTATAACTATTGCTGGAGAATACGCAATATATAGAACAACTAGCACATTAGAGTCAGCAATTCATCGAATGACTCAAAAAAATATAGTTTTAAGCTTACTTGGAATTGCTGCAGCTATATTATTATCAGTTAGAGATTTAAGAACTGCTTTACAAGAGCCATTCAGGAAAAGAAAAGCTTTAATATTTAATGAAAGAGAACAACAAAGGGCACGTCGGGAAAAAATTCTACGTAATTCTAAGACACAACACGCGGCAGAAGGGAAGAGGAATCTAGGAAAGAAAGGTCGCGGTGGCACACGGAAACTAAGAAAATAAAATTGAAAAGGACGCACACTCAGTGAGTGGTACTCAAATGGCATCCTTTGAATGGGATCTCGGAAACGGGAAGACATGGACAATTCCTCTTGAAGATACTGTTCCAAAGAAACGTACTTTCAAGATTAAGCATATCGAGTTAACTGAGGCGGAAGAAGCGCGCCAGATTATGTACAACTATTATGAAGAGGTCTTGAAGCAGCCTGTGCCGCCCGAGGAAGAAGCGTTTGCGCAGGCGATGATCGAGGCTGAGAAGAATCCGCCTCCGCCTGTTATTGAAGAGCCGATTGTCCATGACGAGAATTACATTCCGCCTATGCCCGAATATGGATCCAAGGACTTCTTCATCTGGTGTAGCAAAACAAAGAAGGCTCGTGCAGCTCTAAAGAAGAAGAAGGAGGATGAAAAGGCGGCGGCAGCAGCGGCGAAAACTGCAGAGAAAGATAAGGTGGCAGCAGAGAAGGCTGCAAAGCTTGCCGAGAAGGCTGCTGCGCTTGCCATAAAGGCTGCTGCGCTTGCCGAGAAGGCTGCTCTAAAGGCGGCGAAAGAGACTGCCAAGGCTCTTAAAGAAGCTGCGAAAGCCGCTAAAACAGCAAATAAATGAGCAGATACAGCAATTAAAACAGCAAGTGAAAATGGGGGGAACAAAAATAGTTTCTTTCATTTTTATTTACTCAGAATAAACACCCTGCGGATTTACGCCTTCTGGCATGCTCGTGTAAAACACGTTCTTGAGACCAAAGTTCCTCTGGCACTTCTCAAGAAACAGCGTACAACTCCTACAAGGCTTTGAATTTGAGAAGTACTTCTGATTTGTGATTGCGTGTTCCCTAATTTTCATCACATAAAGATCACAGCCTTTCAACTTAGACAAATCGCCAATCTTCTTAATACAGTTCTTCTCAGCATGAATGGTAGACCACTTCCCGTAGCCACATCCGCATCGCGCAGCTGTGCCATAATCATTCGACGCCATCGAAATGATCTTCCCCCTAAGAACAAGCATCGCGTAATGAAATCGCTGCGATCTATGTCTCTGTCGCATCCGTGTAATATTAGGGTCGTCCATAAACGACTCTAACAGAGCATAATGGCGCTCATTGATTGGTTGCATGTTGTTATGTTATTAATATACCCAGCGCTTTTCAATTTTTATTTGCGGTTTCACCAATAGCATGTTGTGTTCTGTGTAAACAGCCTTCCAATAAACATGATTTTCATAAGGTGACCGAGGATAGATCTGTGACTCTGTAGAGATTCGCCTATTCGTGTAAAGACGACGGGAACTGTATTTGTAATCAATCGACTCCAGGTAAAATGGACTCGGCAGGGTATCAAGAAAATCTGAGATGTCATTATCACAGATAACAACATCGTACCACCACTCCCTCTTATTTCCACTTACACAATCATAAATAGATGTATTTGAATAATGTTTTACTAGATGATTTAAGTATCTATCATTTTGTCTATTCATACTTACACTGTGCTGTAGTGGATAAATTACACGGATAGTGAAACAGACCATTTCTATATATAGATTTCAGGTATTATGTGTCAATTTTTATAACTCCTACATAGTAATGGACAGCCATATTATACTCTCACTCTTTCATATTTTTGTAGTTGTTCCCTTTTTACTCTACATTGCCTTGAATCGCGGCAATGTTCCGTATTGGATCTATACGGTCACCCTTGTTCTCGGTGTTTTTATTCTTGTCTACCACGGCTACAAGGCTTGGGTTCGTATTCAGATCCAGTCCCCCAGTCTCTGGATCAACTTAATTCACGTTTTCCTAGTCGCACCGCTTCTCATTTACGTAGGAGCCAACGAAAAAAATACTCCGAGACCGGCTTATGAACTCTTAGCAATGTCTGGATTCGCTGCGCTCGGCTATCACTTATACTATTTAGTCCTCAGTGTAAACTCAATCCAAGATGTTACAAAATAGTGCGCAATAACTCGTGAGGTTGCTGATTCTTCTCTACAAGGCAGTGCGCCAAATGATAAATAAACGACGCCCTATTCTTAAACTTAATTGAACAAAGCTTACAACTTGACTCCTTTGAGTCTTTTACAGTAAGTTCATTCTTCTGAATTGTATCTCCACAATGATTTCGCAAGAAGTGAGGAATCCTATTTCCTTTCGTCTTGGACTCATGACTACATCCATTTACAGGACATGTAAATACTTCACGTTCTTCCTGTTCCTGAGCCTTCGTGGGATGCTGATCTATCATATGCTGCTTCAAATTAAATTCATGGGTATATTCTTTATTACAATGGCGACAAGTGAAAGGACCCTCGTGTGTCTTCATGTGATAGTGCATTGTGCTCTGACGAGCAGTAAATGTACCATCGGCGTTCTCCTTTTTGGGAACGACCTTGTCGCAGTGGGGACAGATAAGATCTCCATTGTCATTGTAATGATATTCAAACATTGTGTAGCTATTTTGTTTTATGGGCGCCGGAAAATTCAATTTTTTGTTTGAGGTTTTAAAGACTCTTGATTGTAATAAATTAATGACTCTTACCATACTGACACTTGCGCTAGGGAAGGATTATTGTCGGAACTTGGAAAAGGCTCTCAAGTCGAAAGTGGACTATGCCAAGGCGCATGGATACACCTACATCCAGGGTGATGAGACTTTCTGGGATCGCGACCGTCCTATCTCATGGTCTAAGGTACCCTTCTTACTTCACCATTTGGAAAAGCTACCAGAAAATGCACTTGTCTGGTTAAGTGACGCCGATGTCTATATCACAAATAAGTCCATTAAGTTTGAAGATAACGTGTTATCCATTTTCAAAAGCGATAAGCAAATGTTGATGACATTTGATTCGTGTGGTCATGTAAATGCTGGAAACATTGTTATGAGAAACACAGCATGGATTCGGAATTTCTGGCGACGAGTCTATCAGCAGACTGATGTTATTTATCATATCTGGTGGGAGAATGCTGGTATTGATAAGTTAATGAATTCAGATACCGAGGTCAAAGACGCAATTCAGGTGACCAATGAACACAAGCGTTTTAATGCGTATCTGATGGGCTTCGACGAGGAACCCAAGTGGGAACATGGTGATCTTCTCGTTCATTTTGCTGGAGTCTATGACTCGGATAAAATGAAGGATTTGATGGATCGGATTGATAATGGCGAGACGCCCAGACTTTCCATGTACTAATTTATTTTCTCTAGTTTTACTATAAGTAAAATGGTCTGCACTCGCAAGAATCGTAAGAATAATATGATGGGTGGCGCGATGGTAACTACGGGATCCAAGAGCCAGGTTTGGCACGGGACGGCGAAGCACACTTCCGGTGGACTGACTAAGAGCGATCTCATGAAGACCAAGAAGGGGCGTATTGTTAGCAAGAAGAAGCACGCGGCGGGCTTGAAGGCGATCAAGAAGCTGTTCGCGAAGGGCTTCAAGCCGAAGAAGGGAACGTTCAAGTTGATGCGTAAGTAATCAACGATAACGACGCAAGGAGTTTCAAGTTGATGCGCAAGTAATCATTTCGCAGACGCAATACGATCCGCTAAATCATGTAAAAAAGTAGCCGTCTCCATAGGATTCCACAATTCCTCTGGCGGTTGTCCATCCATAGTATCAAACCAATACAGTGAACCTGCCCTTTCCGTTTCGTCAATGGTTGACCAAACGAGAGATGCTTTCGCTGTTTTCAATTCCGGTAAAATACTCCGCAAATTCATTGATCTGAGTTTATTTTGTCCAACGCGCGACAATAACATTTCCTCAATCTGCTGCGAATTCATATCATGTGGAAAAAAGATGACATTCCACGGTTGCACCGGTACATGGGATCTTGATCCAAGTCCAATGACCGTGGTACTTGTATCACTTAACTTCTGAAAGATTTGCTGGGACATTTCATCACCTATCCAAACAACGTGTATTGGCTTCGTGGCGTTTGTAATATATGTCAGCGCTAGACGTAAATCTTGCTGATCCTTGAGTTTAAATATCGCATCCCAAGCAAATTTCTGAAACGATTTCGGGAAGGCGTGATGGGAATCAATTATACAGACCGTACGTCCTCTTCCTAGACTTTCAGTTACAGAAAGATTAAGGCGACGAAGAGCTAATGAGTCGTCTCCAACGATCCATACCTTTTTTCCTCGGATAGAGCTTTCAAAGCCCTCAAGGTGGATGACATCAGACATTCTATTTAGAAAAATTGCTTAATGAATCAGAACAAACCGCAAAGGCTTGTCGTGTATCTTTTGGTGTCGGTGACATTTCAGGCATCATATTTACACTTCCTTCAAGAATTTCTTGTCCAGGTAAAACGATGATATGATTCCGCGTCGTCAGAGAATAGTGCTCACCCGTATGGTAAAAGATATTGGGGTTGTAACCCTCTTTGCCACATCGCAAAAGCAGGTGCTCCAGCGTTTTTGCATCCTTTGTGTGAATGTACTTCTTTGAACTCTGCATGAGCCATTCAAAGGTTATGGGATACTCCGGATTGTCGTGCCCTAGGAACAGCTGGTTATCTTTGTACCAGACGTCCAATTCAACATCATAGCCATCGGCTATACGCTTATCAAGAAGAATCGGATTATTTTCGTTCGCAAATTCTTTGCGTTCAAGATTCCCCCTGTGGCAAATAAAGCGTTGAAGAGGGCGTGTTACGTGCGTTGACCCGTTGTAGGAGATATGCCAACTTGCCATACGAAGTTCACCAAATTCGCATTCAGACCACTCAAGAAGCTGTGTAGATTTGTATTTCTGACAAGCGGATACTGTTCTAAAACGGCACAGAGGTACCGTTAATAATGTAGATAATCTATATGATGAGAGACCGTACTTCTTAAATTCTTTTTTTATTGATGTAGTGAGAGTATCAAACCGATCTAAGTCTTGTTCATCCTCAAAATAACCGATTAAGTGAATTCCTGTAAATGTTACAATTACACCTCTAAATTTCATACAAAAAGAATATGCGTCGGACTCTATAATTTTTTGTAAAGGTTCTTTCAATTCACTCGATTTATCGTTCCACGATACAAGTTCAAAAGCCGGTTTATCAAAAAAAATGACATCTGGATTGCTGTGAAATTCCTTTTGTAAGCTCACCCGAAGTCTACGCCAAGAAGGTAAAAAATAGAAGTTGTCCATACATTCAATAAGCCATTTACTTTCTGTGTTTCCATAAGATGAATCCATTGTCTCTTCTATTCACTGGTCTATTGATTTTAGTTATTGATCTTCCGTGGTTGTACATAACACAAGAATTCTCTGGTAAAATGTTTAGGAAAATACAGGGGTCTTCCATTCAAGTCGTCTGGTGGGCTGCAGTTGTCGTCTACGTGGCGCTCGCCTACCTGCTTTTACAGACAAAGGAACCTTCAGAGGCATTCGGCTTAGGTTTAGCGACCTACGCTGTTTACGATTTCACGAATCTGGCGACTCTGCGTAACTACGAGCCGTTATTTGCTTTAATGGATTCGCTCTGGGGTGGTCTTCTGTTCTATATTGCGCGATCTGTCCTGAATGCTTTGTAAAATTGAAAAGTGCGATTACATTGATGTAAGGTACTCAAAATGTCTCACATCAGCGAAAATACGTATACTCGGCACGTGACAGAAGAAAGTAGGGAGGAAGCAAAGCAGCGACTGGAGGAAGAGTTGAGTTTTGGAAGAGTAAAAATGATGGTCATGAACACAAAGGAAATCACCGGTGTTTACTTTGTTTCAAAGGACTGGGTTGTTTCCGAACTTATCAAGGCTCTTCAAATCGAATCTGTACATAAGATTGTGTGCCTTTACTGTCCTGCCTTCGGGGACGGGTATTCGTTTCATCATACTCTTACAGACACTTCTACGCGACTGGAGGAGAATTTTAGTGAAAGCACAGGCTCGTTCATGATTTCTGTTATTAGTCACCTGGATACGCGCGCTCACCATTGCTGTCAATAATTAACTGAGGATCAGGGTTTTCGGTTTTCCATTTCGCTTGTGCCGCTTCTAATACAGAAAGTGCCTTTGTCGCGGCAGCCACCTTTACATTTTTATTTACAGGTTTAGCTGTATTCCGTTCTCGGCGTGCAAGATTAAATAAACTTTTTTCAGGTAAAGATGGTGCTATTAATATGCGTTTATATCTTCCTTCCAATGCACCATCTGCTCTAATAACTAGATGATGATCGTTGTATTTATATTCTTCAAGTGTAATTTTTGTTTGATATATAAGATTTGTGCCAACCCTAGAAAATCCAGGTAACTTTTTTTCTAATATTGTAGTCATACTTTCTTTAGTAATAAGTGAGCCACCATCATCAATATTACTTCTTATTTTATAAGTATCATAATAATTAAGATTAGGTGAACTTATTATATAAACTGCTTTTACAGCATTTCTTATTTTATTATTTATTCCACGCACTTCACTTATTTTATCCCATATATTTTCATATGTTATAATTGGTTCGGGCGTTGTAGTACTATTACTCAAAATTTCTCTTAAATAAAGTGGCATAGGATTTATATGTAATCCTATTTTTGAATTATCATCAAAAACAACTGTAACTGTTGTACATGTAGTAATTGTATCACCATAACAAATTTCGCCTTCTGGTTCTACAAAAACGATTGAATCTTCAACAACTATTCTACTTTTTCCTCGTACATAAGGCTCAGGTTTCATGTATCTAAGGCACGCATTTGATCGCTTACATTTATTCCAGTTGGTTTTAAGACCACCTCTTTCAATAGCACAATAGTTGCCACATGTAGATAGATTACAAAAACCAGTTTTTGATGAAGTGTTAAAACATTCAGCACATTTTGCTTGTAAACTGTTTGGTGTTTTATGTTCTTTCCACATGGGATTATTTTGCTCAAACCCTCCGCGCTGCTTGCGCGTTTTTCTTGATTTCTTAGACCTCCTTGTTCTCCGAGCCATCCTACTAAATGTAAGGATTATATGCCCAGTGGAGAAGAGCCTGTCTCTGCCTCGGTCTACAGGATAGATCATGTGGATCACAGTTGGCTTTTATAGCGCCCGCGTGTCGTGTAAATGATCGCCATCTTTTGATTTGAACCTCATCGAGCTCGGGGAGTCGTCTGCCCATCCAATACCGACAATACCACTGAAACCAGCCTCGTATATCAGGATTCTTATCGGGGTCGCTCAAAATAGGATCTTTTTTTGAAATATGTTTACCAGCTTGCTCACGCGGCGGTACCCAGCCTGCCTTTTGCCACTGTGAAAGCGGTAGGCGAGAATCGATCTGAAAGGCGTTCAAGCTTATGTCTGCACCTTGCGGGCTCAACTTTCCTAGAGCAATGGCTTTGAGAAACCATTCTGCTGGGAATTCCTCAATACAATCATTAAGATACTTGCCCGCAAAGGCACCTGCGCAAAGGATTTCATCCGGA